GTATCATTATCCTGTTATTGTGGATGTGAGGTGGAACACCACCTGCAATCTGAGCTGCAACTATTGTGGCGAGTCTTGCAGCAGCAAGTGGGCCGGAATCAAAAATATACCATTCAAAAGTGGCACAAAACCATACTATGATCAGGTTTGTGATTTTATTGAACAGCATTATGACCACATACATGAAGTTGCACTGGTGGGCGGCGAACCTTTGTTGTTGCCGGAAAACAATCGATTGCTGGATGTGATACCCAAAGACGCCATTGTCACACTGATCACAAACATGAGTGTGGACCTGGAAACCAACAAGATATTTCGCAAACTGCGTGATAGAAAAAAAGTTGGATGGAGCATGAGCTTTGATAACATCGGGCACAGACTTGAATATGTACGGCATGGCAGCAGCTGGTCTCAAATACAGCACAATCTTGCAATTATCAAAGACCTAATGTTCACTCAAGGACAGTGGGGGGGCATTCATGCAGTGTACAACATGTACAGCGCCACTCGTATATGTGAATTACGAGAGTTTGCATACCAAACTGGGACCACAGTGTTATGGCAGACTTTGTTTCAACCCCGCTACTTGGATCCTTTTTTGCACGGCACAGCAGTGGCTTCAGAAGCCATAGCAGAAATTGAACGATTTTATAGTGCAGGAATTGCTTCCCCTGCAGAAATAGTATTTTTTGATCAAGCATTGCGCAGCTATCATGCCATAACAGCTGCAACGCCCGGTATTGAACATCAGTTTGCTGAGCACATACACAATATTGAAAACAAATATCATCCTGGTGATAAAGGAAAGTTTCAGAAGTTATGGCCTGAATTGGCAGGTTTATGCAAATAATTCCAGTTGACGATCAAAACAACTTATATGTCATACAAGATTTACTGCCACAAAGCATGGTGGACAAAGTGTTGTCCACGTCGTGGGAGTCTATACCGTGGCAACGCCAAGACGGACAAGAAAATTGGCTTCGCAGATGTATTGATAATTCAAAGTTGATTTGGTTTGGTGAATTTGAGCAAAATCTGAGTCAGCTATGGAATCAGATTGCTCAAAGCATTGGTAGAGAAATACTACCTTATCAAGGAACTGCCTGGTGGCTGGACGAACCTGGGTTCACCTGCCCATTACACACTGACGGTGAAATGCCCGGATCAATGCAAATTACTTGGTTTGGCGATGCAGATACGGGCACAACTTTTTATTATTATAAAGATTCTAGCAGTCTGCGTTTTCAAGTACCAGTCAAGTCCAACTGTGGGTACATTATGATTAATACTGCTGATAATTCTGGCTATAGAAAATTACAGTGGCATGGAATGCCAGCATGTACACAACATTTTAGGCTAACTAGTTATAGCTGGATTACAGAAATAAAATGATTGCCAACAATCTTACTCTATACAACACATGAGAACATTTGAAAATCCCCCAATTCACTATGGACAGCAATTTGCCAATCAAACACTAGAGTGGTTGCCCACAGACACTGAAGAAAATTATAAAAAATTAATTCAAAACGTCGACTATCAGGCATATATTGCTGAACTAGGGTGGGATTGTCCGGGTGCAATAACATACAAGTTCAACAGTCAAGGATTCAGAGCCGACGAGTTTGATGACAACCCATGCATGATCGCACTGGGGTGCAGTTTTAGTATAGGAATTGGATTGCCAGATGAAACCACGTGGCCAAGACTCACAGCAGCGGCTCTGGGCCTAAAATGTGCCAATCTGGCATGGGGGGGATACAGTGCAGACAGTTGCTTTCGATTGGCCGAATACTGGATTCCTGTGCTGCGACCCAAATATGTGTGCATGCTGACACCACCACGACACCGTGTAGAAGTGCTGCTGGATCAGCAATATGCTACCGGCAAACAATTGGGAGTAGAAGTATTTTTGCCAGAAAGCCGGAGCAAGGTGTTTAGCCCCAATGATCACTACCTAAAACATTGGTTTTTGAATGATGAAAATGCTCAAATAAATCATCGCAAAAACACACTGGCAATACGACAGTTATGCTCAGATTTAAATATACCATGCAATATAATCAATTCCGAAAAAAATGTTTGGCACAGCCTTGACACATTTGACTGCGCCAGAGATGCCATGCATGCAGGCCCGGAAATTCACAACAAATTGACTGAGAAATTTATAAATGGCTACAAAAAATAATTTAGAAACAGTCTTGGTCAAAGCGCCCCATCGGCGCGAAATCTATACCGATGTTGAACTGACACAGTTTGCCCAGTGCGCAGACTCAGTGAGTGGTCCTGCATATTTTATGGATAATTTCTTTCATATACAACACCCCACACGTGGCAAGATGCTGTATCGGGCATTTGGATACCAGCAACGACTGATTGCCACTTACCACAATTATCGATACAGCATCAGCATGATGCCAAGACAAAGCGGCAAATCGACCACTGCTGCTGGTTATTTGTTATGGTATGCAATGTTTGTACCTGACTCCACTATTCTAATTGCAGCACACAAATATCTTGGTGCGCAAGAAATCATGCAACGTATTCGTTATGCATATGAGCTGTGCCCCGATCATATCAGAGCAGGGGCTACCAGCTACAACAAAGGCAGCATAGATTTTGATAACGGCAGCCGAATAGCCAGCCAAACCACAACCGAAACAACTGGCCGGGGCATGAGTATTTCTCTGTTATACTCGGATGAATTTTCATATGTGCGCCCTACCATTGCCAAAGAGTTTTGGGCATCTATCAGTCCCACGCTAGCAACTGGCGGCAAGGCCATTATCACATCTACTCCAAACTCAGACGAGGATCAGTTTGCGTTTTTATGGAAAGGTGCCAACAAGGTTGAAGATGAATTTGGAATCACACGGGCAAATGGGCTTGGTACAAACGGATTTCGTGCATTTCGCAGCTACTGGCGAGAACATCCAGATCGCGGTGATGAATGGGGAGCAGAACAACTGGCGCAGTTGGGTCAAGAGAGGTTTGATCGCGAAATAAATTGTGAATTTATAATTGACTCTGAAACTTTGATTTCTCCAATCAAGCTCATGGATATTGAAGGTGTTGAACCAGCCAGACTCACCGGGCAGGTTCGCTGGTACCAGGCACCCAAAAAAGGAGCGATCTACGTGGTTGGGCTGGATCCCAGCTTGGGCACTGGGGGAGACCCTGCTGCCATACAGGTATTTGATGCTCGCACAACCGAACAAGTGGCAGAGTGGCGACACAACAAAACAGATATACCCACTCAAATTCGTATCATGGCAGATATTATCAAAGAACTGAACTTAGTGGTACAAGACGAAAAAAGCATCTACTACAGTGTGGAAAATAATACCATTGGGGAAGCCTCGTTGATATCTATTGCCGAGTATGGGGAGCAGAATATTCCTGGATATTTCCTCAGCGACAATTCAGTAACTGGCACAACTGGACGACGATTTCGCAAAGGATTCAATACCACACACAAGTCCAAACTTACTGCTTGCAACAAGTTTAAAATTCTGGTTGAATCAAAACGAATGAAAATCAACAGCAAGAGCTTGGTCAGTGAGCTTAAAAATTTTGTTGCAGCTGGCACCAGTTATGCAGCCAAGCCCGGGGAGACAGACGATCTTGTGATGAGCACCTTGCTGGTGGTTCGCATGCTCATGCTGCTGCAAACATTCCATACTGATGTGGACACTTATCTCAAAGATCACGGGGACACTGTGATTGAACCCTTGCCCTTCATCAGCTTGCGTCGATAATGTGCTAAATAAATGACTATGGCAATTGATAACATTTCTCAAGACATGGCTGACCTGTTGGTTACCAAAAACTTTGACCCCAAATACACAGATCAGACGGGGCAGGATTCTGCCCCGGGTGAGGCTAAAATTTTTAGTTTTGACTATATGGCCGGATCCGGTAAAAACTACGGCACAGCAGTTGTGGTGGTGGGGGATGACAACGAACTGAGTTTTTTCTTTGGAGACAATTTGGGACGAAGCATTGAAAATCCTGCAGATAAAAACGATTGGTTTAGCTTCTTGCAGGAGCTGAGTAACTTTGCTACCCAGCACCGATATACTTTTAGCCCCAAGGATCTCAACCGATTGAAACACACCATGCAGGGCATGGCCGCCATCAAAGAAGGCTTGTTCGAAGGCTACTATGGCACACGCCGAGTCAGCTATGTGGGTGAGCAAACTGAAGCACGCTTGGTGATCAAACACAACAGAATGATTGGCGAAGACGACAAGCGCTATCGTTATGTGGAAAGTTTATTTGTTGAAACAGCGGACAACGAACGTTTCAAATTGCCCTTTACCAAGCTGTCTGCTGGTCGTGCCATGTTGGAACATGTGCGACAAGGCGGAAGACCATATGACATACGTGGACAACACATCAATGAAGTGGTTCAAGAAATGGCTGTGCTGGCCAGATTCAACCGGGCCAGCCAGCAGCGAGTGTTTGAAGGGGTCACACAAGATCTGGTACAATCGGCACGGCAGTATTATGCCAGCTTGCAAGAAAATTTAAAATCGCTTGCAGCCAGTCGCGGGTACTTGAGTTATTTTGAATCATGGACGCCGGCAGATATCAATGATCAAACTGCATTGGTTGAAGATTTAAAAACCATGTTTGTGGAACAGACTCTGGATGCCAGAATAGAAGCAGCACTGCCCACGCTGGCACGTATACAACAAAAAGGAATTGCAATGAAAGAAGCCCAAATATTTGAAACTTGGATCAACAATCTGTCTGAAGGAACATGGGCCCTGCCCGAGACTCCGGAGCAACGTGCAGAATTGGAACAACTGATGAGTGCAGAATTGATTGTGGGACCAGATGCCACCAATGCCACGGAACAACTGTATGATCTAGTGGGTGATGATCTGTTGTTTGACATCTTGAGCGACTTGGCGCAACGCTCGGAAGGGCGCGCCAACATATGGGATGATTCGGATGTGCAGAATCGATTGACTGAGTTGGGCATACAAATGCCCGGCTCACAAGATGATGACGCTGACCGCAGCGAGCAAGATCCGTACGATCAAGATGATCCGGCTCCCATGGAAGAATCCAACAAAACGGAAGGGTTGGGTCACGCAGAGCTGGCACAACTGGCACACAAGGCCTATGTGGCTGCTACCCGCCAGGGCAATGGTGTTATGGCTGCACATTATTTGAAACAATATCAACAGCACAAAGACGCTGGCAAAAAGGTCAACGAGAATGAGGCAACTGGGGATGTTGACACAGATCAGCTACTCAACTACCTGACGTCAGCATGGCAGGGCATTCGGAACAGCGGGCAGGCTTTCACGCCTGCAGGCAAGCAAATGATCATGCAGATGTATAACAGCATGCGAACTGACCTAATGTCACAGGACATGGTGGCATTTGAACAAACATGGAACAATTACTCCATGAACCAGCCCGACGCGTTTGGTGAACTGGCTGAGGCAGCATTTGAAGCAGCCGGACTAGACACACTCAACGCCACTTACGAGGACTTTATAGCAGCAGCAAGTGTGTCAGAGAGCTATAACAAAACGGAAGGGTTGGAAGAAGCAGGTGGTATGCCATCATCAGTAGTAAAGTCAAAACAACGAAATGCTGATCTGTCAGATAAAGACTTTGCAGATGCACATAAAGGAAAATCTGACGCTGATCTACAATCCATGGCATGGAGACATGGTTATGGTAAAGGTAGTTCGTACTATGTTGACAAACGCAAAAAAGGTCGGCAAGGTATAGCAGCAGCCACGTCAGGCCCACGCACCAACGTTGAAGAAATGTTCAACCAGGACACATATGCTGGTAATCCTGGTGAGTTTGATAAAAGTGACCCACATGCCAAGCCCAAATTGGCACCAAAGAAGAAAAATCCCAACGATGGCAAATTTGTTCAACATGGCGCAAAAGTTCCCCGTGGATATACAATGACTGCTCATGGGCGGGTTGTTAAAAAAGTGGCCGAAGCTGCGGGTAGCAAACAATATGGTGTCAGATACAAAGTGTTTGCAGGCAAAGAAGGCAGACTCACTACCAAAGAACATTGGACAACATCATCTGAAAAATTAGAACGAGCCGCAGCAAAGATTGAAGAACTGGGCAACTTTCACTCCATCGATGGGTACAGCTATCCTCCTGAACCACAAGGCATGGCAGAAGACTTCGGCGGTCATGAGGTAATAGCAAATCGTGGAAACTTCATTACCTTAAAGAACAAAAACGATGGAAAGTTTGAAATTCACATGCGAGACCCTGGTGTAGTAGGTGGACTTAGGCACATCTCAACACACAATACTGATGCCGAGTCTGGCCATGCTCTTACTAAGTTACTAACAAGTCGGCAAGGGGTAGCAAAAGGTGTGGCAGAAGATACATCATACAGTTCAGTTGACGAAGGACATGTTGGGCCTGCACATAAAGATTGGGCAGCAGCAGTTCAACGTGTTAAACAAAACAAGTTTAAAACAAATGATTTCCAGAACTCAATGCAAAGTGTTCCTTACCATCACCTTGCACAGTTAGCAAGGGATTCTGGCCTTACGCCATCGGACGAGATGTTGAAACACGAACAAAAACGCAAAGCAAAAGGTGTGGCAGAAGGTGATCAAAGCAAAGGTGCTATCAACAGCCGTGCAAAAGAAGCACACGAACAGAACCTTGATGCAGCACATAGGGAATTGATGCAGCGTGATGCAGATGGTGAGGATATGAGTCAATATCATGTCAATCCCCGCACATCCAAAATCGAGAAGAAAGGTGTAGAAGAAAGCAATGACCTGGCACGCATGCTAAAATTCGCCGGTGTGCCAGTGAGGGAAAGTGTGCTGACCGACGATGCCAAGCATACATTTGATCATATCCAAAAAACATACGGACGAGACGTTCGAGATTTTGAAACCACAGGCAACATGAGTGATGCTCTGTATCAAGTACTATATGACTACTACGCCGATGACATGCCATATGGCACACGAAAAGCGCGTGACGGCGACCCTTACGAATGGATCAGCAACAGATTTGCAAATGACATGGCCGTAAAAGAAAGCAATTCGGGCATGATAATGCCCGAAGCAGATGCACTGAACACCTTTGAAGCCAGTACCTGTAATGAGACTCAAAATGGCGAGTATTGTCCAGAGCATGGTCTAATGGAATGTGGCGGCATACACGAAATGGGCGGAATGCCCACAGTGGCTCAGACACTGCAAAATGCCAGTGGCTACAATGAGAGTCAGTCTGATAATGCAGTATTGGCAAGAATAAAATCTCTTGCTCTGTTGCGCTGATATAAATAAACACACAAAAGAAGCATGGGTAGTGGCCCATGCTTTTGTAGACAGCAAACGAAAGAACTGGCCAACTTGCTTAGCCAGTTCCGTAGACACACAGGCAGGGCTGTGTTAAAATAACCTTGAAGGCAGCATTTAAGTAAATCTTAAATTTTTTTAAATCATATTATCGCATCAAGAAAGGCAACACAATATGGCATCATTATCAGAAATCCGCGCACGACTACAGGCTTCCGAGACCAAAAGCAGCACACAAGGCGGAGGAGATCGAGCAATTTATGCTCACTGGAACATGGAAGAAGGTCAATCGGCCACCATGCGTTTTCTTCCAGACGCAAACACAAAAAACACATTTTTCTGGATTGAACGAGCAATGATTCGATTGCCATTCAATGGAGTCAAAGGCGAAATGGAATCCAAACAAGTCATGGTACAAGTGCCCTGTGTGGAAATGTGGGGAGATGCTTGTCCTGTGCTGGCAGAGGTACGTGGCTGGTTCAAGGACAAGAGTCTAGAGGATATGGGTCGCAAGTACTGGAAAAAACGCAGCTACCTGTTTCAAGGATTTGTGCGTGAGAACCCATTGGGCGATGACAAAACTCCAGAAAATCCTATTCGCAAGTTCATTATTGGGCCGCAGTTGTTTACCTTGATCAAGAGTGCACTGATGGATCCAGAACTGGAAGAAATGCCCACTGATTACATGCGCGGACTGGACTTTCGTGTCAGCAAGACACAAAAAGGTGGTTATGCTGACTATAACACCAGCAAGTGGGCACGCAAAGAGTCAGCACTGACTGAAGCAGAACAAGCAGCAGTGGGCACACACGGACTGTTTGACTTGAGCACATTTTTGCCCAAGAAGCCAGACGAAACTGCACTCAAAGTGATCAAAGAAATGTTTGAAGCCAGTGTGGATGGACAACCTTATGACACAGAGCGCTGGAGCCAATACTTTCGCCCTGCTGGAGTCAATGCTCAAGAACGATTGGGACCAACCGATGCAGCAGATGCACCAGCAGCAGTTGCTGCACCTGTCACAGCAGCACCCAGTGGCAAGCCAGCAGAGCAAAGTTCTACGGTTGATAACAACGCACCGGCTGCTGCCAAGCCTGCAGGCAGCAGTGCTCAAGATATCTTGGCCATGATCCGAGCTCGCAATACCAAACAGTAGGATGATATATGTAAATGGGGACAGCTGGACGTCTGGATGGCCAGATGAGGAAACATTTGGCCATCGTGAACATAGTTGGCCTCATTTGCTGTCTATTCAATTAGGTCAGCAGGTGTTAAACGACGCCAGAGCAGGATCGAGTAATTATAGGATATATCGGCGAACGTTTGATTATCTTTTAGACAACTCCCCAGCTACTGCAATAGTCTGCCTAACATCGTGGATCAGAATTGAACACGGAAACGCTGAGACGGGGAAAATATTTCAATATCTCCCGACGACACATCCAAAAATCTTTAAATCAAATTGGCATCCTTATTTGGCATATGCTACCTTATTAAGACAAATAATATCTTTGCAAAATATTGCTAAACAAACCTCCACAGATTTGTGGTTACTTGATACATTTGACAATAATCTTATTAAAAATCCCACATACACATGGTTTGTAGAAATTCTCAAAAATGGTGGTGTAGTGGATGCAATGGATGATGAAAGAATTTCCCAAAAGTTCACTAAAATTGTTAATTTAACCAAGCATATTGATTTCAGTATGTTTATTGCTGATGATAGTTATCAAACTATCATCAGCAATTGCAAGAAAATAAAAAACCATCCAACCAATGACGGACACATGTATATTGCAAATACAGTTTTTAATCACCTAAATAAAAAGGAAAACAAGCATGGCCAAGCCATTTGACATCTCAAAATTCCGCAAGGATATTACAAAATCAAT